ACCGTCCTTACCAACAAATGCAATCTCTGGTAATTGTAGTACTCCTACAGCTTTCATTAATGACTGTAATGTCGCAGATGGTAGAACCTTCTCTACAGCATCGGCTGGAATATCAACCATCTTCTTAGGTGGCTGAGTAATCATTTCAGGAGTACAATACACGTAGTCCAGTTTAGTTTTTCCACTCTTAATGGTAATGTACTTCTCATTTATCTCAAGATCAGGATCATCAAATAAAGAAAGTACCCCTAAAAACCTTGGCAAATCCCAAATTGCAAACTGTTGCGGTATAGTCTCCGCAATGTTTGCTTTCGCTACCATGGTTTTCAGGGGTGAAATAGTTTTCAATTCATTACCAGGAGCAAAGATCAACGATTGATTAATCTGAGCAAAGCTCTTCAGAATCTGGATTGTTCTTGCACTTAGTTTCATAATGTAGTCTCTCTATTTACTTTGATTTCTTGTGTTTCAGTTTAGACTGGTCAGCAGTTGCTGATGCTCCAATCGATGCCAAGTCGGCAAGTGATCCACCGAAGATGTAGCTACCAACGTGCTGCAATTGCATCCATGGGCAGAAGAATACTTTGCTACCCATCTTCTGAACATTGTAGCAGAACATATAGTCCTCAGACAAGTAACGCTTCGAAGAACTTTTCTCTACATCTCTCATCTGTTTGGCACGGGCTTGCAACTCTGTAGAGTCCCCACCAGCTGCAACATCATCCAACAACTTGAACATATCTTCATGACCATAACCACGATCAATAACACAATCGAAGTATGCCATGATCTCACGAGTACCGTCGAAGTGCTCAGTACGGACATGGTCAGGCTTGTACCACAAATGTGGGAATGCCTTCTGGTAGTCTTCAAATGTCTTACGACGAACCATCATGAACCCTGTACCAATTTCCAATACCTCTACTGGTTGGTTAAGAGGAATCTCACGCTGGGTTGTCTTGGGATTGAACACATAGTCACCAACGTACTTTTCAAGGTTGTTGGGATTCTCATCAGCCATTCCCTTATCAACAGCTTGTTTGATCTTTTCCCATGAAATACATTTCTTAGGATATGGACCACCAATAACATCATACTCACTCTCATCGTTTTGCATTGCCAACAAAGCAATAACGTCTTGTGGATTAAAACCGATATCACTATCGATAAACATCAAATGGGTGGCACCTGAGCGCATAAACTCATCAACACAGTAGTTACGAGCACGTGTAATCAACGACTCATTAAACAAGAAGAACAGTTGCAAAGGAATGCCGTGCTTCGTACAGATTGCTGACAAGTCAGCCACCGAACGAGTAAACATACCTGCGCACTGGCCACCGTACATTGGGACAGCCAGAAACAACTTACGTTTCTGTAACTCTTCAATACTTACCTGTAATTTAAAACCTTCTGACATACTCACTCCTTAATATATTTTTTATCATGCTCACTATTCAAACCATATGACCCGTTGTATAGAGTCAATGCTTCTGCTTTAAACAATAGGAACTGAGCAACACGAGTCCCTTTTTGAATCCTAACTGGACCACCACGAACGTGCATTGCACCAGCCATTACACCGTTGTAACCAGAGTCGTACAGTCCTGATGTAATGAATACACCGTTACGGTTCAGAGTTGATCTGGTAATTACCCATCCAGCCTCGTCTGCACCAACCGTTACAAGGTTCTCCATCACTACTTCGTATGTACCTTCTTCTAGGTAATACCAATCTAAAACTGGTGCAATTTCTGTTGTTCCTCTGTGCCTCTTACCTTCTTCGCTAAGCTCAAACAATGTATTGTTGATTGCAAACACCTTACCGAGTCTTAGGTCAATAGCATTGGGTTGACTATCACCGTCTTGTACAGCTGTTAACTTAGAGTTGGAATTCTCACCCAATATATGGATCATGCTTTACCTTCCTGCAGTTTATCTTCTGCGTACATCATTAAAATAATATAATGCATGGCCTTCAATAGATCTTTCTTATTCTTACCCTGCTTCTTACCGTACCTGCAAAGGTATTTGATAGCAGTATCTCTTGCTGTAGTATCCAAAGAATCCATTGATTCCCATATATCAATTACCTGGATCTCCTTGGCAACATAGTGTTCACCGTACGTTCCATCAACATAATCAGCAAGCTCTTTCAAGTACTTTGCTTCATTGTATTTGTACGTCATAGTGGATCTTCTTCCCAAGTATAGGCCTCGATTGCATCTGCCAAGTAAATTGAAACTAACTCGTCTATTGTCTCTTTATTTGTTGCTGCAGTCAACATGGCTTGCTTAGAAGTTGTATGGAAATTAAAATCAACTTCCTCTTCGTACTTTCCTTCAAGTATTCCTGTTGGAGAGTCATCGAACATCTTACCAGCATGTAGACCGTACCAGATACCTGCACTACTGTCCCATGTATCAATGTACTCAGAGAACTGAGACATCAAACGAATCTCATTAGGACCATCTAACATACCCAACAGGTGGATCTTCTTACCATTGGCTTTAGCAATATCAAGGATACCAGAGTCATGCAAGTCTTGCATGAACATGAACCGACTAACAAACCGTTGCAGCTTGTTACCCTTCTCTACTGCATATGCATTCGGAATCGAGAGAATTGATACACCGATATAATCAACCAAAGTAGACTGAGCTGCCCAGTTGAATCCAGCAAACAAATCCTCCGCATCACCAATCTTTGATTGAGGACAGAAGAAAGTACCGAATCCTTTTTCTTTCAACAGTGGCGCCATTACACTTGCTGCATTGATTGTCTTGGCACCCTTCTCATTAGGATAGTCAGACATGACAACGTAGTCAGCTTTGATCCGTTGAGCCATTGCAATCAACTGGACTGAATCGTACATAGGTCGACCCTGCTTGTACATCTCAAATGCTGAGTTGTCAAGGATAATAGTAGATCCGTTTTCTTTTTCTTTTAGATAGAATTCCGTATACTTGTCACTCGTCTCAACAAGGTGAGCTAGTGCCAGGTGTGCTGGTGCACCGGATACGATATCTAGATGGGGGATGGGGGCAATGTGACAAAACTTAGCCATAATTATTTCCAATCATCATATACATTACTAAAGTAGACACGGCAACCGTTCTCACCATCCTCACTAACTTCAATTCGAATATCACGCTTTGGATAATTCTCTTTGATATAGATTGCTAGCTCGTTGGCCAACATCTCGCAAGACATATGGTTAAGTTGCAGGGTACCTGTATTATATAGGCTTTCTAACTCACGTTTCAATAAAATAAATTCAACATCTCTATCATCATGAAACACTTCTAATTCCACTCTAAAATGGAAGATATGGCGGTGCTCATTACCCAAGAACGATACTTCTGCTAACTTAGGATCAGTTGCAGCAGCAGGGTACTTGTGGATCCCTTCCTTTTGAAATGTCACCCAAATAAATGATTTAGTCATTTATCCAACCTTTCTTTTGTTTATAAAGTTCAACTTATGACGAGTTGTTACTTCAAACAAACCTTCACGGAGATGTCCATTATCACGTAACCACTTAATCATATCTTCACGAGCATACCACGCAATCCATCCTGTTTCAACACAAACGTGGCAGATGCGGTCACTAGTTTTACTAGTAGCACGCAACCAACCATCTGGTTTGGTTTCCACAAAGAATGTTCCGTATTTGTTCATGTTTGACTTGACGTCTATAGAATAGAAGTTCTTCCAGCCTGGTTTTCTGATCTCAAGATCAATACCATGTCGTTGGCTTTGGAAGTCTGATTCGCGATCAATAACTTCATATCCCCATCCAGCAAAAGCTTCCATCACAAGCAATTCAGCTTGGCGAGCTTTTTGTACTCCATCACCGTACGCCTCAACGAGAGTAGGTGTCCATTTCTTGGTCAATCGTTGCATATCATTCTCCATAATAAAAAAAAGCCAGCCCAATCAAGAAAGGGCTGGCATATTCAGTTCACCAATTTAAGCGAATACGCTTGAACCACCAATTGCGTGGGCCAAGGCAACCATACGGCGTGATGGAGTTCCCATACGGAACGCTGTCTTGCCATTTTTGGTTCGGTTAGTGTAGATGGAGTAACCTTGGCTACGCAATTCAGAAACGCGTGCAGATAGGTTAGTTACACCGAACAAACCAGCGGCTTGCTTATGGGTGATCTCTTTACCAGAGTTGAAGAAGCCAATCAATTTCTCATGCTGTGTCATACTATTTCCTTTAAAGTTAAAAATCAAATCACCGGATCGCCGTCTCGTAAGTAGAGATTAGATGCTAAGAAGTCGAGACGTGTAGATGAGGTAGTTGTATTAACCTCATCAATGAACTGCTGTATTTTATCCTTGTGTTGAAACTGATCCAATAAGACGAGCATTGCACTC